CCGCGAGTCCGACTTGTGGAGCGCCTTCGGTTGTATTCCAGAACATCTTGCCGATGGCATTAGTTTCGGTTGCCGCCGTGTTGAAATTGAGCGAGTCCGCAGGAACGTCCGCAAGCATCGAGATCGTGCGCGAAGCGGAAAGATCGCCGCCGCCTGTCAGTCCTGTTCCTGCCGTGATCGCCGTGATCTTGAGAGCCTTCGCGTCAAGCGCACCTTGCAAATCTGTCTGATTCGATAGCGTTCCGGTGATGCTTCCCCACGTCACAGAAGACAGCTTTGAGTCGAGAACCGTTTGTAGATCGGTCTGATTTGCAAGCGTGCCGGTGATGCTTCCCCAAGTTACGGAAGACAATTTAGCGTCAAGCGCATTTTGCAGGTCGGTCTGGTTCGAGAGCGTTCCCGCGATGCCGCCCCAGATCGCTGATCCACCGCCACCACCGCCTGTGATCCATTCGGTGTCGTAGTCAGCGTTTGTTTTCTTCGCGAGCACTTGCCCCGTAAACCCGCCCGTGACTACGCCCGGCCCCGCTGGCCCCAATGGCCCCTGTGATCCGGTCGGCCCCGCCGCCCCTGCAATGATTTCGGTGCGTAGAATTGGTTGATTATCGACGTTAGGAACTTCGCGCCCCTCGTCTTCTGGAAAGAAAATGCTCATTTATTTATGTCCTCAAGAGTGAAATCGACACTGACGGCGTCTTGAGAAAGCTCGGCTGACGTAACGCGAAAGCGCCGGCCCCCGATGACAAGCACGTCACCGAGAGAAATGGTCTGAACGAATGCGTCGTAGACCGCCGTGATCGTCATTGATGCGGAGTCCATGAATCCGCCGTCCGCTAGGCTGTTGTCGCGCCGGTATGTTGTGCGGTTCGCGAGAAAATTGCGCTCGCCGAATGTGACCGCAAGCGGCAGATCGTCCAGCATAGCAGCGAGATCGTTAGTAAATATGTCGAGCATTCCCACAAAGTGGGTAATGCGTCAAAACTTGCGCTCGATACGCCGCTGATTCGGATGCGTGAAATCGTGTTTCGGACTGTCGGAAATATGAACCCAACTCTTTCGGAGTGCCGATGCAAGGATGCTTGTCGAGGTGTTGATCGTCACAACCTCGTTGGCGTCTCGGATGTAGGCGCACATATATTCTATCGTTTCAAATTCAGCCATGCCGTGAGCGGCCTTCCCAGCGCAAAGCACGGGCCTTCCGTTTGCGACTTGGTGCGCCGCTGTAATAACATCTCGCGGGTCGATCTTTTTATCCTGGCTGTAGCCGGTCGGAAAACAGAGAACCCATGACCTAAGTTCGGGCGGCGTCACTATCGCGGGAGAGTTGAGCACGATCTGACGGTCTATGTCTTTGCCTTCGGGAAAGAGTCCGTAAACGTAATCACTCCAACCTAGCTCGCTCGCACAAAAGTCTTCGTGCAGATCGGGCCATATTTGAAGGTTTATGATGCGGTGAAATCCGCTGTGGTCGTTTTGTGGGTAGAGCGGCTTGCAGTAATCGACCATCGCGAAAAGGCCGTGGTATTCTGCCATACATTCAAACATTACGTTGTGTCCCTGATCCGCGAAGTGCTTCGCTATCGGCAAGCAACGTGCGATGTCTCCGAGCCTCAAATGGTAAACTATTAGGATATTCAAAACGTGTAATATTGTTCTGCTGATTTTCCTGCCACCCAACCATGGAATCCGAAGGATCGATCCGGCCCCGCTGTGTTTTCTTCAATATAATGCTCCCAAGAGAATGCTGCCGCCACGTCAACCGGCGCGTATTTGATGCCGTTATCACGGAATCCTTGCTCCATCGTGCGGCACAAAAAGACATCCCCTGCCTCGCCCTTCCAGAGTGCCTCGGCCTTTGATGCCATTTTAAGGAATTTCTGGCTCTGGAGCGTGAAACCGGTATTGCCGACGCGATGCCCTACGTTCCAGAACGCAGGCCAAGGCGCACCAATCATATCGTATTCAAGCCATGAATCATCCCACAAGTGCGGGTTGGAAATGAAGCCGTCATGAGTGCAAATGAGCGCGTGCGAAGTGTCGAAATAATCCGCGAAGCGGCCAAGTTCCCAGTGCATAGCCTGTTGATAGTTGCAATCCTCGGCGATATAAACGGCGTCACCAAATCCGCCCAAGCCGCAAAGGTGGTTAAATAGTTTCTCGCTTTGCTCGTGCCTTGATTTCAGTCCTTCAAAGACGATGAGAGTGACGTCTTTATTCATTTCGGGTGGAGTTCCTCAAAGATTGCCTTTGCCCTTGCATACTCAGCCGGATCGTTCCCGCGCTGGTATGTAGCATCGAGTTCACGCTCCTCAAAAAACGGGTGATGATGAACGATAGCAATGTCACGAGCATCAACAATCGCCCCATTTTTCGCGGCACGAAAGGTGAAGTCTGTGTCGCTATATACGTTTCGGAATCGCGGGTTAAATAGTCCATTTTCTTGAAAATATTTACACGTCAGGATCGCCATGCAAAGTAAATCGTCTTTTCTATATCCGTCCGAGATACGAAGAACCTGCGGTTTTGAAATGTCGAGACGCTTTTCGATCATTTCATCCCACCCAGGCGGGCACTCCCAGTCGTCAGATAACTGAATGATAATATCACCAGTCGCTTGCGCGGCTCCGAGATTCCAAGCTCCGACGGAAAAACCACCCTCTTTTTGCGTCACGGATCGAAAGCGTTTCAGAACGTCTGCCTTGTCGTCGTCGTGATCGACCGCAAAGATGTGTTCTACGCGCTCTGGGTGCGTTGCGCGGGAAAGCCATAGCGTCATGCATTGCACGGCCTCCACGGGCCGTCCTCGCGTTGCATGGACTAGCGAGATTTTAGGCTTGTTTGATCCAGCCAGCGTCTCGCGCTCGATCTCTTCGGCGTCTTCGTTGCGTCCAAGAAGTCGAAGCGTCCAAGCGTAGAGTTGATCGCCCTTCCATCCATACCACTCTTTTCGGTGCGTCCATTGTGGAAACTTCGGCGTCGGCACTTCAAGCATTTCTTCCACCACTTTCAACGCATCTTGGTATTTTTTATCATCAAGAAGGATGCTGGCCTCAAGTCCGTAGGCTTCGCGGCGTTTCGGCTCAAGTGCCTTGGCCTTGCGTGCGAGATTGAGCGATGTCTCTCCGCTCGTAATGTTGGCGCAATTTAAAAGAATCTCGTAGCGGTTGACGCCGTCGAGATCGGTCAAGGCTAGTGCCTCCGATCCGTATTTGGCCGCGAGTTCTTTGTTGCCGGCAATGAAATTCTCGTAGTGCAAGTAAAACTTGAAGTGAGAAGTCATGCGGTCTTGGTGCATTAGAATCCGGCGGTTCCGTTCGCTGCTGTTTCTGTGACCTAGCGGCGGTTGGTGTATGATTTCAAGATCGCGCCGCATATAAACCTGCACGTCTTTTGTAGGCTGCGCGTTCTCATGCACCGGACGATGCCACCAAGCCGTCTGGTAACGAAAGAAACGCTCCCTCGGTGCGCGTTTGCCTTGTTCTGGAATAACGTAGTCGGTCAATATCCAATCTTGTTCTGGCGGGCATTCCTCAAGAGCGGCGAGCGTAGGCGCGACCATGTGCGGCTCGATAATGTCGTCGCAGTCAGCCCACATAACCCAACCGTCTTCCCCTGCGAGTTCGTAAGCCTTGGCGAACGCTTTGTTGCGAGCCTCGCCGAAGTTGTCGAGATGCTCCCAATCTGCGACAAGCGGAGAATTGAAATACTCGTCAACGTGACAGCCAAGTTCCCTGGCGATGTCGAGCGTGCGATCCGGTGCGAGTGCTCCAATTGCGCGGACGACAACAATCTCGTCGCATATCTGCTGAAGTGACTTAACGCATCGCTCGATGCGCGGTTCTTCGTTGCCGCAAATTAAGCCTGCGACTAGCTTCTGTTTTTGTTTCATGTTTACTCTTGCAGTATATGTCAACAAAAACAAAAAAGCCACCCCTTTCGAGGTGGCTTTTCCGATGCTACTTGCGGGGAATTTTACACGTATCCGGTCGTGATGCGGATGATGCTGGAACCGTCGATGACTTTCTCGGCGCTGTTCTGACGAACACGGAGGACGTCAGCGCGGCGGGCTTCGTCACGATAGGTTTCGGAGACGAAAGGCACGGGGCTATCGGCGGCCCATACAATCGTGCGTCCGAATCCACCACCAGAGAAGTCACCACCAACCGTGTTGGCGAGTGCCATGTAGGTGTTAGACCAAATGAATCCACCCGAATAAACTTGGCCTTTTTTTGCTGTGTTTTTAGGTGCGCGGCCAACGAGAACGCGGTCAACTCCGACAGCGGCGGCAACTTCGCCTTCGCTGAGGAGACGGCTCTGGTCGGAAGGAACAATGCCGAAGAACTGGTTCTGCACTTTAGCGGAGCGGCGGATGCGCTCGAATACTGGCATGGACATGATCAAGGTGTTCGCAAGAACGCCGTATTTGGCGAGTTCGAGCTTGGCTTGAGCCACATCACCGGGAACGTCGAAGCTGGTGATGTTCGCGTCAGTATATGCTGCGCTGGCGCTGATCGCTGTCAGGCCGTTGGCGGCGAATGCTGCGGAAGCAACACGAGCCTCGTGGCTGACTTGGATCTGGCGCAAGAGCATTCCGGCGATGTTCACTTCGGTGTCGAAAAATCTATCGAGATCGCGACGGTTAGAATCAGGAAGAACTTCCTCAAGACCGTATTCGATAGCGTCGAAAGAGTCGCTTGTGAACCGGCGGCTTGTGCGGGGATATCCAGCACCAGCGGCGATTTTGAGAGCGTCATCGTTAAGAGCTTCGGAGTCGCCGAGGTTCAATTTCAGATATGCGCCAGAGCGAACGTCTGAGGAGAACACGGGCATAACTTCTGTGCCGATGAACAAATTGTTTTTGTTGGAAAGACCTTCAAAAACGGCCTGCGCAATATCAGCGCGGATGGTTGTGTATGAGAGTGCCATAGTAGTGTTAAATTATTGGTTGAACTTAGGAACGTATTCGATGACGTCACCGGAAACGCCGCTGTTGATCGCAACTCCGAGAGTCACGGTCGAAGCGTTGGCGTATGTGCCGACGACAAGCCCGCTCGTAACTGCGAAAACCGTGTTACCGGCTGTTGCGATTGCGGACAGAATGCCGAATTGGGTTGGGAAAAATAGTTTGACAGCGCCTTGAGCACCAGCGGCGACGTCATTCTGGACGACTCCGATAGCATTAGCGCCGGTTGATGCGGCTTGCGCCGCGTTGTCGCCCGAAATATTAACGAGCGTATTCGCTGTGATAGCGGACGCGAAGGCGAAGCTTCGGATACCGTTGTCGTTTTGTGTTGCCATAAATTAGGTAGGATTAAAAGTTGAGTTCGTTGTTGTCGCGGGCTTCGATGTAGGCTTCGCGGTGGTTACGCATTGCAAAGCGGATCGCTTCGGTGCGGCTTCCGAGTTCCTCGGTCTTCTGGGTGATGACTGCTTTGAGGTCGAATTTTTCGACTGCCTTCTCCTCTGCGACAACCGAAGCCTTAACTGGGGCGGCTCCGAAGTTGCTGATGATCGTGTCGAGCTTGGCTTCAAGCTTGGAAATGACGCTGAGTTCAGCGGCCATTTCTTCCTTCATAGGCTCTGCTGCTGGCGCTTCGGCTGGCATTTCCATTTTGCTCTTGTAGTCGCCGAAGGCTGTTTCGAGGGCTGCGAGACGAGAAACGATGTCGGCGATGCTGACCTCGTCCTCCTTTGGTTCGATTTCGATTGTTGCGTCTTCCATTTGTTTGGAAAAACTGTCAACTTGCTTTGCCGTAAAACTGAAAAGACCTGTCGCGTTTGCGGCTGGTGTTTGAACGAGGTCTGCGCTGTATAGTTCGGAGCAACTTGCGAAGGCGAGTCCCTCCACTTCGCGAATCGGGCCTGTGAATGCGATGCTGATTCCGAATGTGTCCGGCAACTTGCTTGAAATCTCTAGGACGTAGTCGCGCATTGGCGATGTTTCAAGCAGGTTGAGATCGCCCAAGAGTTGCTTGCCGACGATGCGGAAATTGTTCACGAATCCGACGATGTCTTTGATCCCTGCACCGTGGTCGAGATTGACCTTTACGCCGCCTTTGTAGCTTTCGGCGCATTCTTTGACTTGCATCAAAGTTGTCTCGTCCACGTAAAGTCCGTGACCTTTAGCTTCGCCGATTGAAATTATTGATACGCCTTCGATGACATCCATGCGAAGGCGCAAATGTCAATTAGTCGTCCATCAATGCCATCGCCGCCTGCGCCATCAAATAAACTTCAAGTTCGTTTTCTTCCTCGCATCCGATGACGTTGAACGTGCTGGAAATAGAAAGACCTGCGCGACTCACTCCCGCATGGTTGCGACTACCGAGCACCATTGTTTTTGCGCTGATCGAAAGCCCTGCCTCGCCAACATTCGAGAAGCAAGACGAACCTACAATTTGAATGCGCGAACCGGCGCACGCTTCGACATTCGCGACCGAGAAGACAAGACGGTTGCCGCGAACCTTGACCGTTACCTTGCGCTCTTCGCGTCCTCTTCCTCCGCCCCCTGGCAGATCGGTCGGAGCAATAGGCGGGACAACTGGAATAAACAGCAAGCCCTGCACGCCGATTGATAACGGCGTTGGGCTTGGCATTAAGCCCTGCGTGGCGATTAGCAGGGAGGCGAGCATGCGCTTAGACCCTCGTTACTACGGTGTTTGTTGTTCCGTCTCCGGTGATCGCTTGCGTGATCGCGCCCGATGTTCTGCTCGTAGGCGTGACGGTGAGCGCATTGGCAATGTCGAGTCCGTGGATTGCGTGAACCTCGGTGATCTCCGTAAGTTCTGGCGCGAGTTCTGTTCTCACATTCGCGGAGGTCAATGTTGACCGGCTCGAAATTGTAGCGTCAATGCGGCCAAGCTCAAGTGCGAGATTAGTTCTTACAGCGTCCGCATTTGTGATTGCGGTTGGTATTGCGGCAAGTTGAGTATCGAGGTTGGCTGTTGCCAAGCCTATCGCAGCTCGCACGTTGGCGGCGGTGAGCACTGCCGTGCCGGTTGTATTGTCTACAGGCACGCCGAACGCCACGCTTGACGCCGATGGAATATATGCAACGCCCGTCAAGGCTCCGCTTGCGTAGACCGTTCCGAAGCGAACGTCTGTGATGGCGGCTTGTCCGAGCGAGTTGTCTGCTGTGAACATATCGACATAAGTCGTCGATCCGTTGAGCGCATATCTAGTTTTTGCAAGCGTTGGCGTTGTAAGTAAAATAAATTTTGGCGTGTTGATCGGAACAAATCCGTTGGACGCATGGATGAATGATCCGCTTGCGCGAACAACAGAGCTTGCGTTCGTGGATATAACTGCATTGGCAACGGTCGATGCGGTATATGTGCCGCCAGATATTGTCAGCGTCGCCGTGCTGGCATTGTTCACGCCTGCTGCGGTTGCGGCCGTGATGCTGCCGGTTATTGTGAGTGAGCCGGTACTAGAATTATTCACACCCACTATCGCGGTGGCGAGGATTGAGCCAGTAATTGCCAGAGTCCCAGTAGACAGATTTAGAGCACCGTTCCCCCCACTTCCAGCGGTTACATTCCCAGTAATAGTTGTATTGCCGACATTGCTGTTTTGCACTCCGCTTGCCGCTCCCCCAGAACCTCCTAATGCGTTGCCGCTAAAATTCAATGATCCTCCTGCACCATTATTTACCCCATGCGCACTTGTTGAAGTTCCCCCAGTGGCATTGCCTGTTACAGTAAGTGTGCCTGTTCCGTTAAAGAAAACAGCAGTTGCTCCTGATACTCCCCCACCAGTCGGATTTCCAACTATGCTTGCAGTTGCTGGTGATGCCGCCGAAAAAACTAAACAAGGAGAAGATGCTGTTGCTGATTTGTTTGTCACGTTTGCCGTCAACGTGACGCCGTTGTTAAGAACGTATGTGCCAGTTCCCGCATTGCTCAACTCGGTGCAAGTCACGTTTGCCGTGATCGTAATGGTGTGACCCGTCGAGGCGCGGGCCTCGTCCGCTGCCCCTGGCACAATGCCCCCGACCCAAGTTGCGCCAGCGTTGAAATTTCCCGTTGCCGCTGAAAGAATGAGTGCCATTTTTTACAGACCCTTCGCGTAAATAAATTCTTGGATACTTGCAGAAATTTGAGTAACGGCGGTTGCTGTCGGAGCGTCTACGCCATCGACGCTACCGAGTGCCATCGAGCGTGCGTAGTCGTTCGCAAGAATGACTTGGCCATTCGCGATCCGCGTAGGAATTAAGCGCATCGCCACGTTCGCATCTTCGCTTGCGTCTGCATTTACGATGCTCGTGATAGCAAGGTTAATGGTGTAGATGTCGTAGGTTTCGCCGTCGATGACGATTGGGTTGGTTGGTTTCATATTTAAGCTAAAAGAATGAGTGCGGCGGTTTCGGTTGGCTTGGGAAATTTGAGTTCAAATGCGCCGTCGTAGACGTGCCGCTCGGCTCCGAGGTTTAGGACGCAAAGCGCGGCGTTGCCTTTGCTGGCGTTGTAGATCATCGCGCCGCCTGCGGCGAAGGTTGCAGACTTTAGAACAACATCGTCAAATGTTATAAAGGCATTTTTGCCGATGATGCCTGTGCGGTGTCCTTTGAGTGCTATGCCTCCGGCGGTATAGCCTGTACCTTTGATCTCGCCTTCGGTTGTGTAGGCTTTCGTGGTCGGCCCGATCTTTGCCGATGCGCTATAAAGCGCGATCCGATATTCGTCTCCGGGTTGATGGACGCCGGTGATGAGTGCCTTTTTTGCTTCGAGTGCTATGCCGTGTGTGATCATTTATTTTTTCTCCCATTGTGCAGAGCATACGGCTACGCGCTGGCTCTCGTCTGGATATTCGCTCGTCATCGTTCCGCTGATCATGCAACGACTAATAAAGTCGTCTTGTTCTTCGTCTTTTTCTGGCGTCGGCATAACGAGTTCGTGCTTTGTTTCAAAGCCGGTAATGCGTCCGAACGTATCGCGAACGGCGAGCGAGACTTTCATCTGTTCGGGCTGCGATGCCTGCATCCCTTTGACTTTGTCAGCGGCCCAAGTCTGCCCAGCGTCTCCGCCCCACAATGCCCATGCAATGCGGCCTGCGGATGGAAATCCGTCTTCTCCTTGTTGAAAACCCTGTCCCTTTTTATCAACTTCGTGACGTGAAAAAAACGAGTGCATTCTTTTAACGGTATCGTCGGACAAGTTTTTGCCGTTGCTAATGTCACGAGCGCGTGCAACTCCGACCGCTGTCCCGCCTCGGTTGTATTCTTCTCTCCACTTTAAGCCCTTTAGTGCCTCTTCTACCATGCCCTTGCTTGGCTTGTTCTCGTCTGCGAGATCGGTTTGTTTTGGTTGTTCTTGTGGTGGCTCAGTTTGCGGCTCTTCTTGTGCGATAGGCGCGGCGATAGGTGCGGCGATAGGCGCGGCGGCTTGAATGGGAATGATAGAATCTGAAATGTATTCGGATGGAATATCCATTTCTGTGCCGAGAGCGACGATCATTGAAGCTTCCTTCGCCCTTGCGCGGAGTGCTTCTTCGTAGTCCTCGCCCATGTCGGCGTA